TTGTAAGCAAAAGGTCCCGGTGTTGAAGCAACTTCTTTACGAAGTCTCTTCAGAAGATCATTTATGATATAAGTGGTCATAGATCGTTCGAGTTCCGGGATGCGGTGGGGTTGAGTTAGAATGTGGTTTAGGACTAAACGATCGCTGTCTGAGACGGCGTCGCCTAACCATGTTAATATTGACTCTATAGTGATCCCCTCGATGTTATCGAAGGGAGTTACTAGACAAAACCTCACCAAATTCCGGATTATTGGCGGTCTTGCACCACTTAGTTCAGTAGAGATGACTCTCCACTGTGCCTCAGTAGTGGCCTTTCTAATAAGGGCTGCGCTACTATCCTTTAGGGATGTCCCAAATCTAGCAAGGATTCTTTTTGCGAACTCTTTACGAGCAGACCAAGTCTGGGCAACTAACTCCTCCTTAATAGAAAGAGGAGAGATATTACCTTCGGGAGAAAACCGCTGATTGGCGAACTCAAACACGTTCTTTTCAGAACGTAGAGATTTAAGGAGCCCAATAGTAATTGAGAATCCCCCGCAGATATCTTGATACTGCTGTGAAACAGCAGGATCTTTTGCGATATCAACGTCATCACCTAGTACACAGTATTCCGTGAACCATGTTGTTCGACCAGCTCGCTTCGAAGCGAATTGGACTAGTGCATGGTGGACAAGCGCCATTGAAGCCCAGGATGATAAAGCACCCATCGGTTGCCCGGTTCCGTACCGGACAAAACCTGTCGCATCTGGAAGTAGCCAATCCCTTTTAGTAAGGAGATCGGCCCAGAGCTCAACCCGTCTCCGAGAGTCCTCAAGACTCTCCCCTTTCTTACGCAGAAGGGGCGTTAGCACCTCTTTGTAGAGAGCTATCGGGATAAGGTCGGTCGCAGACTTGAGATCAAAACTCCAGTGAGGAAACAATCCTCGCTTGAAGTATTCGTCTACGCGCCCTGTTTGATCGAACGTCGCATCATTCTTGATGCTTCGTAAGATTTTAAATAAGTGTTCGTGGACGGGTTTCATAGCAACCTGAGTCCAGTAATCGCATATAGCGACTATCCGGACTTTTCCGGCTGGCTCATCAATTGCGTGCAATCGACCTAGTATAGGCGCGTGAGCCCCTTCCGAAGGATCGGAAGGATGGCTGGGCGGTACTCCCGAATTCGAGAAAGCATCCCTGGTTCCCCAGAAATACTCTGCGTACGCGCCCTTGGTTTCTGGTACAGCTTTGATTTCGCCTTTTAAGAAGGCGAGCTGCATCTCCTTTGATGCAGACTCGAAATCGAAAGCTG